CGCACCCTCCGCGAACACATCGCCTCCACGGGTCACCCCAAGTTTCAAATGCTTACGCGATGTGTGCCAATCACTGGGTTTTACAATGTATTCGGTGACACCGTCGGGTACAACACCAACAAGGGTGATGAAATCGCTGTGTGCCTCAATGGAACTCCCAATGAAATCTTCCATGTACTCATGCACGAACTCGCACACTCCACAGTGAGTGAATATTCACACTCCGACCAGTTCTGGAATAACTACGGAGAACTGAGGGATATGTGCGTTCAACTGGGCATCTATGAAAAGATACCAGACCGAAAAAGGTTCTGTGGTCAGCACATTCAGGATAAATAATATTCTCAAGCTACATTAAATGAAGACACCTTTCAGTGTTTTTTTGATGGCAATTGTATATTGGCTCGCCATATATTTCGTGACACTCGTGCCACACATGACCACTAATTACAATGTGAATCTCGTGTGGTTGACACTGATCGTGCCAAATGTTATTCGTTTTGCCGTTGGAAGTATCCCACGGCTCGCGGTAAATCGTCTCTTCTTTCTGTCGACAACAGTCATAGCCATGGTGCTCACATTCATCATTAACAGACTTTGGGGTGAAACAAAAGATACTGTATCTAATTATGGTGCGGACAAGAGAAAGACACTGGTACTGAGTGCCTTGCTCGCATCGACATTTGTGATTGGAGCTTTTGTGACATATTTTACTGGTATAGATTCTTTGATCTACAGTGAGATGGGCTGGGAAACAAATCAGGGCTTAACGATGTAATCCTTGACGAAATAGAACACCACCGCGGCAACCAAACCGGTTGAAGCCAAGCCCACGATGCTTCGCGAACCTTGTTCATTTAGGAACCTGGGGACTGAAGTCACGAGCTTGTCTTGAATTGGCTTAGACACCGCGATAGTCGCCGCGAGACCTGCAGCGAGGGCGATCATTTGATCATCTGTGAGATTGAATGGATTCTTGCTCGCTGGCTTTGCCTCTTTTTGTGGCATCGCGTATCCACCCTGGGGATGTGGTGCGGTCATCTGTGGCATCATGCCTTGCATTCTAGGCTCTTCCATCATCATTGGTGGTTCCATCATGAGATCGTTGATTGGAGTAGAGTCCATCGTCTGTTTATGTTGACTTACATTTTTTTCGGGTTCCGAAAACGCTTTTTCTTTCACAAAGTTACTCGATGGATTGTTTTCCAGAGGAACCATGCCTTCGCCGTTGTCTGAGAGACTGAGGGTTTCCACCATTTAGTATAGTTCTATGTTTTTGAGACAGTCGAGTGACGCACCTCACTTTGTCTTTGTAATCCGGAGGTTTGTCTTCCTCGTCGCCTTCTTGGCGTCGTCCTCCTTTTGATCCAGGTACTTGGGGTTGTACATCTTCTTGTGAAGTTGCCAGAGATTGGGGCTCCCCACCCGAAAACCTTTCCTGACGGTAGCTTTGTACCAGAACACACAGTCTGTAATTTTGTTGGACTTCACGGTATTGTCGAGGACGAGACACTCGTAGTTTTCTGTACACGCATCCATCACCTTTGAAAACATATCAAATGAGGGGAAGATGCCAAAGAATGATTTGTACAACTTCTCCCTATTCTGGATGATGTTCTCCCTAAGAATAAATACATAATCTACATTAGCCCTAAGTGCTGGTGGTAGATCCATCACATACTGCATCGTCAACATAAAGAAGATGTTGTAGTGCCGACCATTCATGAAGCACTGACGAATACAGGTGTCCTTCAGGAACTTACTGTCATACATACAATCGTCAAGGAGCATGAAGGCACCGTTGTATGGATTCTTCCCCTTTGTGCCAACTATCTTTCGCTGCCTGGATATCACCCGTTCTATGGCATCTTTGTCGTACTCACCATAAACAAATAGGTCTGGAATAAACTCACCATAAAAGTGATTCCCCTCTTCTGTACCAGATAGAACTATCCCCGCTGGTATATGTTTTTTGTGATACATAATATCCTTCACCAGGGTTGACTTCCCTGTGTTTCGCTTACCTATGAATACACACACCCGATCATCACTCATCACCTCGGGTTTGAATTTCCTCAATTGAAGATTCATTCTACAATAGTGTCCCGTTTTATTTAACAAAATTTTACTCACATACTGTAGGAATGTCAGGTCGTTTGAGACTTGCCGCCACTGGAGTTCAAGACCAATGGCTCACAGGAGATCCACAATTTTCGTATTTCCTGATGAATTTTAGAAGACATACTAAGTTTGCGATTGATTATGTTGAAAGTCAATTTGACGGTGATATTAACTTTGGGAAGACAATTATTTGCCGTGTACCGAGTGATAAGGGAGATCTCGTTCGTAATATGACAGTGAAACTCACACTCGATGATCCAACCCCCAGTGATGATAACTGGTCTCCATCCATCGTAACACACCTCATGGAAAGTGCCGAACTTCTCATTGGCGGACAAACCATTGAAAAACTTACAGGTGAATACATTTACATGCATCAACAACTCCATAATACGGATGATGATACAAATCAGTCTCTGTACTTTCTAAATGGTCATAGTAATGTGTTGTCCTACAGTGGGGAGTATACATATTTTATGGACCTCCCATTCTATTTCTATCGGAACTCGAGTCTGGCTGTGCCAACCTGTGCTCTCACAAAACAAAACATCGAAGTCAGAATCAAATTGAGATCCCTCAGTGAACTCATTTACGATGGCGCATCCCCAAATGTCAGTGCCAATATTAAAAAGTTTTCACTCGATTCGGAATTTGTCTTTTTAACAAACGATGAGAGAAACTATATGATTTCTCAACCCCTCGACTATGTCATCACCCAAGTTCAAATGTCGAAATTTGTCATGAATGCTGGTGAGAATACAAAATCTGTGATGCTCAACTTTTTACACCCGGTTCGAGAACTCTTTTTTGTATCACAATCTGAAGCAGCCGTCAGAGCAAATCATCCAAATCGCTACAATACGATTACAAACATTAAATTAAAGTTTAACAATGAGACTGTATTTGACAGAGACAACAAATTTCTCGTGTACGAACAAGCTTTTAAGCATCACACAAACTGTCCATACAACTATGGAAGTTCATATGTAGACCTCAAATCCGATTTTGCGATGTATAGTTTTGCTCTCAAACCTGAAGAATACTATCCAACTGGTCAGGTAAATATGAGTCGAATCGCACATAAACTCTTAACGGTACAAATTAATCCAATCAATGCCATTGATAACAATACCACGAGAGTCTACGCAGTGAACTATAACATTCTTCACATACATAGTGGGTTAGCTGGTTTAAAATTTTAGGTGGTTATAATAGTAATGGCTGGCCGTGTTCAGCTTGAAGCATCTGGATCTCAAGACCAGTTTTTCACGCTGAATCCACAGTACACATATTTTTTGCAGAATTTCAAAAAACACTCAAACTATGCAAAAGAATTCGTGGACATTGACCCAGAAATGGTGGTTGATTTTGGAAGTAAAGCCAAGTTCAAAATTGCCCAAAATGTGGGTGATTTATTGATGACACTGAGTGTAAAAATAAAGCTACCGACAATTTCAACAATATTGTACACGGCACCAACATTTATAGAGTCTATCGCACACGCACTCATTGAGCATGTCGATCTCGTCATTGGTGGGAAGGTGATCCAACGAATCACGAGTGACTATCTTCAAATTTACTCGGAACACTGTGTGACACAGTCAAAACAGAGGGCCCTCAAACAACTCATTGGGAAGTATCCAGAACGCACCATTTCGTCGAGGGTCTCGGTGAAAGAAATTCTTGGAAGCTTGGGATCTGCCGACGAAGAAGATGAATTCTTTGTTGATCTTCCATTTTACTTTCTGAACAACCCAGAGTTGGCTGTGCCCCTTTGTGCGATCAATAAACAGGAAGTTGAAGTTGAATTCAAACTTCGGGATCACGATCATCTCATCATAAAGGGGACAGATGGTTCACTCCAACCCGTGACACCTGGTTCAATTCACCTCAAAGAGTTCACACTCTGTGCCGAAGTTGTATTTTTAGATCCGTGTGAACGAATTAAGATTAAAAGTGCAAAACAGGACTACGTGGTGACCCAGATTCAACAGAATGTGTTTGAAATTGATCGAGGTGTTCAGACGGGAACTTTCAAGATGAATTTTTACAATCCAGTCAAAGAATTCTACTTTGTCATTCAGAGACAGGGGGACGTCGGCACGGCTGAAGGTGAATACATGACACCATTTGACTACGATAATACACTCGAAGAAACAGGAAACAAGTTCATACTTTACGAACACTTGGATTATCTCACACTCGACTTTGATGGCCAGCCCATTATCACCCAGGAGACGGGGAATGTCATATTTCTCAAAGCCGTCCAGGCTGCCATTCACCACTCCAAGACACAACTCATACGGCGTTTCTATTCGTATAGTTTCGCAGCGGAGCCGGAGAAGTGGTATCCAACGGGTCAAATTAATATGAGTTTCGTGAAAGAGCAACTTCTTAACCTAAGTTTGACACCATGTCCAGATTATGCAAGACAAGTGAGAGTATACGCTATCAGTCACAACATTCTTCGTGTACGCGAGGGAACTGCCCAAACTCTTTTTGATTTGAAATATTAGGAACGATGATGAAGACCGGGTTTGGTGAATCATCAGGGGCCTACGAAGAAGCTCAGCAGAACGCACTCATCGGTATTCTTCTCCCGGTTTTAGAGAAGAGTGTCGTCTTGGCGGCCGAATATTCCAAAGCGTGTGGCCGTAACACGATACTTCCAGAAGACATGGAATATGCGATTAAATATTGTGCGATGCACACAGTCGGTGAGAATATTGGTTCCGTCTTTCCAGAAGTGTACGAAGAAGAGTCCTCCGATGAGGAGGGTCTCGAGGAGGTTGACCCAGAAGACTGTCCACCATTTGAGCGTTACACAGGCCACAATCCAATTTTCAATAAAATGAATCAGGCCGCTGATACCTGGGACGCTTGGGTCCCTCAAAGTCCGGTAGAAGAGATGTTAAAAAATGCCATTAATAGTAATGAGTACTTGTAGACCAGTCGGGTGGGGAGGCTCTGAATATAAATCTCTCAAACTTACCGATGACAGTAGCACCGATAGTGACTCAGACGACGACGATGGCACGGATGACGAACAACTTTTTGCAAAATCACACATCATCAGGAAATCTCGATTCAAGAAAATTGTTTATAAAGAAGAGCTTGTCCCAGAGTGAAAAATATTTTCATGGTATATAGTATACCCCCAAAATGTCCGACACGGTAATGTCATCTGTGAGCCTTGTTACCCAAGAATTGCAAACCCAATCGCTTAACTCGATCATCGCCGGTTTCTCCTTCGCGGCTGCGATGAGCTGGGTTGATGTCACCCGTTGGTTGACCCAGCAGCTTATTAAGATGCCACGAAACGGTGGCGCCCACTACACCTTGACCGCGATCGCGACCACCTTGTTGTCGATCATCGTCTACATGGTCATTTCTCGTATCTCAAGCAATGTCACCAAGCCAGCGCAACCAGTCTTCGCACTCACTCGCTAATCGGTGATTTTCGACGCATGAGTAACATCAGGACAAGTCCAATGAACGCAATCACTCCAATGGAGATATACTCTTTCCATCTATAAGAATCCACCACAACTTCGGGGATACTTATTGGTGGTGGTAACTTCTTTTCGACAACATCAAGGGGAACCTTTGGTAGACCCTCCAGTTTATCGGTAGACCCCGTAATTTCAAACTTGAGCACGTGGTCCTGACCCCTAAAGTCATACGGAATGAGGCGTCCGTGGCTCATATAGAAGAACTCAATTCTCAGGTCACGAATGTACTTTTGTGGTCCCTTGTAGAACTCATGGGTCAGAGGATCATCTGCGTGGCTATAATTGACGACACCTGTTCCATTCAGGAGAATGTGTCCTGTGTAGTAGGGTGTCGTCGCGTACACAGTCTTTGTAAATTCATCGGAACCAGCTGATACTCGCATGATGAGTGAGTTTGGTCCCGAGAGGTTGATCGACCCAGAAGTAACACTGTAGCCCATGGTTGTATTTTGGGAAGAGAAACCCAGGACCTGGTGTGGTGTTGTCACGGGTGTATTACTGGTGTATCCATTCGTGCCATCAAAGAATTGAAAAGAGAATGTATTACTCGATTGTGTGTTTGAAAATGTGAGCGCATCTGTGTCTGTATCAAAAACAACGGAGTCCACACAGGTGAGAGGTGGTTGCATCTTTGTATCCAGGTCAGACGCAAGTACTGTGCCATTCGTATAGTTTGTTTCGTCGAGGGTAACTTCAATGACATCAGTGAGTGCCCCCGAATCTCGGATGCGGAAGGTCTTATTCGTAGCACACGTCGTCAATTGTGGAGTTGGAATGCGTGCGGACACCAACGTGATCTTCGTGACATCATAGATGGGCTCTTTTAGACTCACGATATAGTTATTTGCGTAGGGGTACACATTCGTGTGTCTCTCACTCGAGTCTATGTCAAGGGTATGAACCTTCATTAAAATACATGTATAATATTTTAATGATTGTTTTTGTCTATACATCACTTACCTAATAAATACTGTGCGCCAATGGGTTGTTCTGGAGTTGTCTGGCAGCGATACCCAAATTTCGTGAGTTGGGGTTCTCGTTGCCCTTGTATGCGTTGAATTGATGGTAGGGCTTTTGCTGGTACTGTTGGGTCCAACCACCATTCAATGGGCCTGTGCGCCCATCCACACGAGTGGTGTCACTACGGACCGCCGTGAGAGAGCCACGGGTCTGTGTCACATTCATTCGACCCGCGTTACCCATACGGTTCGCCTTACCTCTGCGATCCTCTGGACGGAAACCGTGCGCCATGAGTTCATCGTTGGTCTTGTTCATGACTCGGGCGGCTGCGCTCGTCATGTATGCACCACTGAAGTTGGTAATACCTGGGGCTGCGTGACTCGCGTATGCAAACTGTGTGTCATTGCGATCACTCTTGAAGCGAGTTGGATCCTGGGGCATCGTCTGGGCTGGAACAAAACGCTTCGCCGCGTTGTAGCCGAGGCCATCTGCGCGGTGACCAGTTTCTGAACGATTCGTTGTTCGCTTCGTTTTTTCGTGTTCTTGCCGTGGCGTGAGACCAGACATACCCTGAGCACGCCCAGGCATCGCTGGAAGACGGCTCGGTAAGTACGCCGTCGTCTCTGGCTTATTGTGGGTCAATTCACCGACAACGGCTCCGCGACCCCCTGTGACATCGGCGGCTGGACCGGATCGGCCTGGAAGTGTTGTGAGACGGTATTCACCAACATTAATGGGATTCACACGAAGCATTTGTTGGTATCCACCGTACGCTGGAACATCCGCCCCCACACCAAGACCTGGACCAACCATCTGCTTCTCAATTGGGGAGAGGTTGTTCATGCGACCCGTATCGTACATACGATTTCTCATATTAAGGACTTCCTGACCAGAACTTCTCTGTTGCGAAGCGATATCAGCGAAATTACCAAGTTCCATCTTTGCGGTAATCTCTTGGGGTGTGCCACCCAAATCTCTCTGAACTTCATCGTACTCCATTGGCGCTTGTGGTGTTTCTCTGACGGGTGCCTCCGGTGTAGATGCAACACTCAAAGCACGGCCGGCATAGATAAGACCCGCGACGGCTACAAGTGAAATGGGATCGGCCATTCTTATTTTCTAGTAACATTTTTATTAGCGTATCTTTGGTGGAAGAGGCCGTTCTGGAGTTCTGCACGCGTGCTCGAGGGTTCATATGTCATCGTGCGAAGGGGAACCTTGCATTCCATGTTCGAGAGTGGGAAAAGATTGCGTTCGTAGGTTGGAACGATTACTTTACCGAAGCGAGTTGTGGATTGTGGACGAAGTTGATCACTCGTCTCAATGTATTGCGCTGGAGCGCCCTTGCCAGCCATGTATGGTGCTGTGCCATACAACATGGTATTTGGGCGGCATCCACCGCAGTTAAGTGAACTGGGCTGAGGATACACAAAGACTTCCTCAGTTGCCTTTACCGGTGGGATAGCACCCACATTTTGAACAATCGCGAGACCCGGTTGGAGTTGATACGCCATTTATTATTACATGAGAATATTTAT